TGATTCTTGGCTTAACATATTTGTTCCAGTACCACAAGCTAACCTTAGTAGCAACATCTGGACGCTCTGCTAGCTCTGGATGATTAACTAGATCAATGCCTAGTGCTTTACCTGCGGCTGTATAGTTAGCACGACCGGTGATCATAATGAAGCCACGACCCTTATACTTTACGCCGTCGCCTGGCTGTGTGTTACCTAAGTCAGCACGACCTTCGTACTGTTGTCCACTGCTGAACTCTTTAGTAGCTGTAAACTTAGCCGACTCGTGAGCGCATTGTCCCAGGAAGGCTGCAAGTTCTGCGCCTGCTAGCTTTGCACCGATAGCGGCTTTGCGTAGAACTAATTCAAATGGACTATTAGTAACTGGCACATACTGCTTAGGCTTTGCCTTTGGTGGTGCTACTCTTGTATAGCTAGCGCCTTGGCCTTTAGTCTTGGCAGGTATACTCTTTGCGGTAGCTGTTGGCTGTGCTACTGGAGTTGCTTGTGCTACAGGAGCAGGCTCAGCTGATTGTTCTCCAGCACTAACTCTAGCTATAATTTGATCTAGCTTTTCTTGATCAACAGTTGACGGGCCAGTAGGCATGGGTGCTAGACCTTTCTGCCCTAGCATCTGTCCTAACGGATCATTAGTCTCTGTGATAAACTCTTTGGATCTCATTCACAATTCCAACGGCTTAGTGCTTTGGCTTTAGGTGTTGGACGACCTTTCTCGTCCTTCATAGGACCTTTGTTGCCACTCATACGAGCACAGAATGATTTACGGCGTTTAGCATCTTTACTACCTGGCTTTAATTCACTAGGCTTTTTAGTAACTGCTGTTTGTAGTTTGCTACCTGGATTCTCGCGGCGATAGGCATTAACGGCTTTCTGACTTAGACCATCAGTCTTATCTTTCTTGTTGACTTTATTCCAATCTTCGTTAGCAACGCAGTTGTTAACTCTGATGCCGCCTTTGATCTTAGTACCTTTTTTGTGCTTGCCCTTCCAACACTTAGCATCAAGTCGTTGTTTAACTGCTTCAGTCATTAATTCTTTTATTTTCATTTTGATCTTCCTGCTTTCATGTTAGCCATCCAGTGTGCTAGCTGTCCTTTGCGGCCACCTTGTTTAGCAACTTTGCGTAGCGTACTTACGCTAGCCTTAGTAGGAACTCCGTGACGCTTGCTGTCGCCTTTGTCTTGCGGGTTCTTGCCATCAGCAAAGTTTTCTGCTAGTTCAGGCTCGCTATCTAATTCTGTATGTTTGTCAACTTTAGTTTTGTTCGCTATCATATCCATACTTGATTTATATTTCTTTTGCGAACTTGCTTTCTTTTCTGGATCCCAAGTACTCTTGTCACCTGTGAAGTTTGCATAGTTGTCAGCATACTTGACCATAACTGCTAGCTGATTACCGCTGGCAATAATGTTTCTAATATTGTCTTTGTATGACAGTGCTTTGTTCTTTGTGAGTAAGCCAACAGCTTCAATAACTTCAGGACTGTAACCCATCTTAGCTAACTGATTTAACTTGTAAGGAGTATCTTCAACTACATCGTGTAAGAACGCAACCTTCACTGCTTCGTTATTAAACTTGGCACCAAACAGCTTCTTACCAATAGCGGCGACCTTGCGTGGATGTGTCCAGTAGGGTTGATCACCGTACTGTTGTCCAGTGTGTGCTTTCTTGATAAAGTTAAATGTATTTTTAATATCTAACTCTACGATAAATTCGTTAGCTCTCATAGTCTAGTCCAGCAAGACCGCAGCCAAGGCGGGCAATAGCTTCATACAGGGCTATAAGGATTTCGTGGGCGGTCATAACCATCTTCCTCTGGGTATACTGGATATTCGTTTTCCATTACTTCAAACTACTCCAGTCAGCTAGGTTAGGTGGTGTGTCCTCTAACACTACTTTTTGTTGTGCGGTCAGTTGTGGCATAAAGTTGATGCCAGTGTACTTTTCAATTTCTGCAATGCTGGTAGCATACTTAGGTAAGTCAGCTACTGGTAAAGGTGCGTTAGGGAATAGGAACGCAATACTCTTGCTGTTCTTACGATCAACAATGACCTTCCACATGTGTGTTGGGATACCTACTTTACCTGCGCCAATTGTTTGATAGCCCGGATTGTAGATTGTACCGCTTACCACATAAATGTCTTTACCTTCAAGGACCCAGTTACGGACTGCGGTCTCAAGTTGCTTCCAGATGCCGCGATTGTGATTTGGAACCTGTGGGACCATGTTGCTAAGAAAAAAGCTCTCAGACATTATGGAGTCAGTTTGAGTGTTATCAGCCCCTGGCGCAAGGTGTCCACGGTCATATGGAAACCCAGCGTAATCTGCCAGGACTGATTGATATTGCTTCGGTATAGCGGGATCGGCTCTGAAGTCGTCTTTACGCTTTGCTGGTCCAGTAATACTGGCAAGGGTGATGTGTTCAACGACATACTCAGCTGTCTTTGTATCATATCTGTAGTGGATGGCATAGTTCTGTTTACAAAGATACTGCGTAGTACCAGCTGGCAAGCTAGTAACAGGCGCACCTCGAACTACAAATTGTGGACAGCTATCGTCGATAGGGTTTGCTAGGGCTAGCAAAGGGGATAGCAATAATGCTAATAGAAACTTCTTCATTTAAAATACTCCGCGTAACAGAGTATTTATTAAATGTAGTTATTGAACCAACCTATTTTCTTACCAGCGGCAATGCGCTTGTCGTGTTCTTCTACGCTAGATGGGTAGCGCCATGCCCATACTGCTACACAGGCCATAAAGATAGCTGTGCTGATAACACCGATTAGTTTAACACCTGAAAAGAACATGATGCACAGGCTTAGGGACATCATGCCCAGCATTAGATATTTCATCTTTTGCGGGAACACACGCTTGGTATTCCAGTTGGTTAGGAACGGCCCAAAGATCTTGTGATTATAAATCCACTTGTGCATACGCTCACTGCCCTTGCTAAAGCAATAGGCTGCAAATACTACAAATGGGGAGTAGGGGATGCCAGGTGTGACAACCCCTACATAGGCCATACCTAAACTAAGTAAGCCCACTGCCGTCCATAACGCTTTCTTTATTGGATGAACTGTAGCCATTCTTTAAATCTAATGTTATGGAAGCCTTGCTTCTTACGCTTGTTTACCAAGTCGTAGAAGTCCGGCTTGTACGGTGTGATCTTTGGCTTCCAACCTTTGGTCTTGTTAGCCTTACTAGCGTTACAAGGGCCGCAAGCGGTCACTGTGTTTTCCCAAGTGGTCTTACCACCTAGGCTAACAGGGTGTACATGGTCTAAGGTAGAGTCTTTACGGTCAATCTCTGTACTGCAATACATACATTGTCCGTTGTCGCGCAAGTACACATTCGCTCTTGAGAAGCGAACTGAATGCTTGGCCTTCATGTACTCGCGTAACATGATAACAGACGGGACAGGAGTTTCCCACTTTTCTGCGTGTACGATCCAGTTTTCGTGGAACAGCAGAACATCGGCCTTATCCAAGACCATGTAGCGGATAGCTTCTTCCCAGGGGATAACGCTCAACGGCATTACACTTACAGGTAATCCGTCAGCATTTAGTACTAAACAATCTGACACTTTAAACCTCTTTTCTTAGTTGTGTTACAGACCCAACCAGTGAAGTATAAATTATATACTCAAATTGTATTTAAGTCAATACGCTTTGAGCGAACTCCAAACCCGAACGATCTAGGGCATTGCACCACTGATCTTTGTTATCTGTGCCAAAAACCAAATCCAAATCACTGTTAGCAGTACACCAGCTGGTATTTTGGTTAAAGGGCGGGATTCCCTTTACTTCTTGCAATAGCTGTTTTGGGCCCCATCCTGCAACACCCATAAACAATCGCCACTGCTCGGGCATGTCGCCCTTTTCAAATCTAGGTAATATATCATCTGCAGAGCTAATACTAAACTCATCGTTGATCTGCATTGTGTTCTTACTGTGCCACTCGGGCGTGTGTAACAAACTTAGGCTCTTTACATTCACAGGACCGCCTAGATATACAAAGCCTGGAATGTCTAGGTCAAAGCCTAGTTGATTGCCAAACTCGTTAATACTCATTTGACTTCGCTTGTTTAGCACAAGACCTACAGAGCCTTCACGGTGATGTTCTGTAACCATGATTACAGTCTTATACCAGAAGTTACCTTTTACTGAGGGTGGTGCTATTAATAAGTTACCGATGAAATTCATCAAGTATTTAACTTATGCGAATCTCGCTACAGAATTTTTCACATCAGCAACTGTGATAGTGCCGTCTTTGTTGCGATCAAGACCTTTGTTCTGTGCGTATACTTTGCCACTGAAGCCTTCAGCTCCGTTAGCACCTAGCACAGTCTCTGGAGGATAACCAACATACTTAGGCATGAACACAGCCATGTACAAGTCGCCTAGTTCGCCGTTACCTACACCGGTCATCTTGAAGTACTTGTAAACATAGTCTAGCTGTTGTACACCGTCCATGTTCTTAAGTTCTTCAGTGGTTGTTCCTAGTTGTTTAGCAGTGTTAGGCATGAACTGGATAAGTCCTGTGGCGCCTGATGTTGCGTTAACTGCGGCTGGATTAACACCCGACTCTTGTTTAAAGATAGCGATCAAGTCCTTAGACTTTACACCTAGCGCGGCAGCTACTTTGTCTAGCTTCTTGTTAAAGTCTGGATCTTGAATAGTTGTAGTATCAATCTTGGCCGCATTAACATCGTTAGGGCGATCAAGTGTTGCTTTAAACTTGGCTGCAATCTCTGGAAACTTCTCAGCGGCTCTGCGTGTGTAAGGGCCAAGACGTCCGTCAATGCCATCGCCCTTAGGACCAAAGTGTCCTAGGTCTGCACCTGCGGCTTTTAGCTCAGTTTGCAACTGCATTACATCTTTGTCAACAGATTCAGTTAACTTGAAGAACTCTTTAAATCTCATATTAACTCCAATCTGGCAATGGGCCGCCGTACTTGTTGCCCTTGATTCTCTTACCGCCTACCTTAACACGACTCTTAGGACTCTTACCTAACTTGTGTGACTTCTCACCGTCACGGGCTCTTAGGCCTTGTGACTTGCAACTTGATAGCTGGCTTGCACCTAAGTCTTCGTCTGGCTTAGAACTAACGCACAGTGAGCGTGGTGCTTTGTTTTCTGCTATGTCTTGATCAATGATATCACCGCGAGCTTTAGCCACCTTAAACAAGTTAAACAATGCCTCCCACTCGTGGGTGTTGTTCATCTTGTCTTTGTATAGCTGACGCTTCTCTGGCTTGATCTTAGCCAGGAACTTATGCTTCATGCTGTGATTAGACGGGAAGCCTGCATAGTCATTGCCCAAGTCTTTCATCGTGTAATCAAAGCCCTCGTCAGTTGTTTTTAATTGACTGCGTAACTGATCAGCCATCTTCAAGTGATGCTGTTGCTTTAAGTCCTTAGACTTCTTAGCGGCTTTTTCGTGTGCTGTAATCTGTGCCCATAGCGCATTCTGTGAACGCTCATCAGAACCTTCTGGCAACTGCCCTTGTGGGCCGTGACGACCTTGATTAGCTTGGATATCGCGTTTTAGTTTGTTAGCAGCGCCGCCACTAAGTGCGCCTTTGCGTCCAACTCTATCAGACTTGTATAAGTCTTCTGGGCCATGCTGTGTTCGTTGCCCTAATCTATCAAAGTTAGGTGCACGGCCTCCGTGACTTCCTGGATATCCGCCGCGCAATGCTCTCATAGCATCGCCTATATTTTTGAATGTGCCTTTAACTTCATCATTGTATTCATCCGCAAAATCTACAGTGACTTGTCCGGTTTTCAAATTGTGTTCAATAGTGCCACTGGCATAGTGTCCGCCTTCACCGTCATCGTACCAATAGGTTTTTACATTAGGATCAGCCTGGACTTCGTCTGGATACCAGCCGCTCCAACTGCCACTTAATGTACCAAGTGCTTTCTCAAAGTCGCCTTGTCCTTCTTTAGTAGCCATGCGCTTCATTTGTGCTTGGAATTCATCGCTGTTCTTTAGCTTGTCAAACTCTTCATCAGGGTCGTATTGCTTTCCAGTCTTACGATCTGTAACATAACGCTTCTGTGGTGCATGACCGCGCTCAGGGCGACTGCCGGCTCTAGCAGGACGCTTTGGCTCTGTGCCAATAGTAGATTCGGAGATAATATCAGTGATTTTCATAGTACTGTATTTATTGATTTAAGAATTCAAATACATTTAACCACTTGCGCTTTCCCACAGTAGCCTTTAAATG